ACATCAACCACTGCACCTTCGACGAGTGCCGCGAGGTCTATCAGCGCCTCGATTCGCAATGCGATGCCATGAAGCGCCGCTCGATCCAAATCCGCCAAATGGCGCATCGCCTCATTTCCTAACACCCAAACCAATGCCCGAAATCAACACCATATCAAACGACCGGATGGAATCGTTCATCGAGACCATCGTCGCTCAAGCCCGCGAGGCTATGCAGGAACGCTCAAGCGACATCCTCCGCGCCTGGCACGAGAACATCGAAGAGAGCAACGCCAACGAGAAGAAATTCCCGCCGCTGAAGCTCGCGATCTCCGCCGCCGTCGATCTCGAAGCTGCGACGATCGAGACGACCGTGCGCTTCTCTGCCACCTATCAATCCACCATCACATCCAAGCTGCCCGATCCCGAGCAGCCGGAGTTCCCGAATCTCTAACACCCCAAAAATATGACTACTGAAATCGCTACCACTACCACCCACGCCCCGAAGCCTAGCGCCATGCAACTCATGGCCTCGCGCTGCAATGTCGATCCGGCAAAGCTACACCAGACCCTCAAGAGCACCGTCTTCAAAGGAGCAACCGACGAAGAGATGCTGGCACTGGTCGTCACCGCAAACACCTATCAACTCAACCCGCTGCTCAAGGAAATGTACGCCTTCCCGAAAAAGGGCGGAGGGATCGTGCCTATGGTCGGCGTCGATGGATGGCTCAAGATCGCCAACCGCCAGGACAACTACGACGGAATGAGCGTCGAGGTATTCGGCGATGGCAAAACACCAACCCATGCTACCTGCGAAATCTACCTCAAGAACCGTGCTCACCCGGTGAAGGTCACCGAGTATTTCGAGGAATGCCGCCGCAACACTGACCCATGGAATCAGATGCCACGCCGGATGATCCGCAACAAGGTCATGATCCAAGCGATCCGCGTGGCATTCGGCATCGGCGGGATCTTCGATGAAGATGAGGCAACCGACATCGCTGGCACCCGCAATGTGACACCGAAACCTTCAACGATCACCGGTATCATCGATCCGTTCGCCAAGGCCGAACCAACGAAGAAGGCCGAAGCCAAAGCAAAGCCCGAGGTGGTCGAAGCTGAACCGGCAGATGAGCCAACGCTCGATCTCGCCGAGATGCCCGAGGCCGACTGGGGCGATGAAAAAGGAGGCGAAGCATGAGCCACGAACCCGTACAGCGCGAGGCGATCGATGCCGAGTGGCGGATCTTTAAGGACGCATTCAAAATGGCCTTGGCGTCGCTCAAGGCCAAGAAGGAGGCGCTGCTTTACCAGCAAAACATCTCGAAGGCGCAGGTGCTTTCCAACGCGATCAACCAAGCATGGAAGGAGGTCATGTGAACGCCGCAACATCCAAACGGACGCTCACGCGCACCGGCATCGACTGGGACAACTTTTTCCGCCTCGCAGGAATGCGCGCGGTCTACACCATGCAAGACTGCTACATTGAATCGGCAATCTCGGCAGCATCCTACCGAGGCTACAAAACCGAGACCCTCTGCAATGGCGATGGCACCAGCGTGATGTTGGTCAAGCGTGAGCGAGAGACCGACATCATTCTCACCGACTTGATGGCACTGCCGGAGAAGCAACTCCGCGCGGTCTACAACGCGGCGATCGAAGCCGGACTGATCAAACCGCAGGCGGGAGGTGTCGGATGACTATCTGGCCAGAAATGGAACAGGGGAGCGAGGACTGGTTCCGCGCCCGCAAAGGCAGGCTCACGGCATCGCAGATGGCCAAGGTCATCACTCCGACCGGCAAGCTCTCAAGCCAATGGGAAAAGCTCGCGATCCGCCTCGCTGGCGAATGCGTGAAGCCGAACGAGATCCCAGCCTTCCTCGGCAACATCCACACCGATCGCGGCCATGAGATGGAGCCGGTCGCGCGTGATTGGTTTGCCGAGTGGAGCGGCCTCGATGTCCGAACCGTCGGCTTTGTCACCAAGGACGACAACCCGGTGCTCGGCTGCTCGCCCGACGCGCTGATCTACAAAGGCGACGAACCGACCTGCGGCGTCGAGATCAAATGTCCGCTGATCGAAAACCACGCGCTCTATCATTACGAAGGCGGAGTACCGGAGCAGTACCGCGCACAGGTGCATGGCTCGATGGTTGTGACCGGCCTGCGCGAGTGGTGGTTCGTGAGTTTCAACGAAGGCACCGAGCCATTCACCCACCTGCAAACATGGGATGAGTACACCGACAAGGTCGCCGAGGCGCTCGACGAGTTCGTGACCAAGTACGCGCCGATTCGCTCTGAGGTTTTGCACAAGCTAACCAAGAAACAAAATGCACCAAGAAGAAGAAAGTCAGTGGCATGATGAAGACGACTACCCAACCGAAAGAAGAGCCTCATTCAGCTGCACCATGTGCGGAAGCTGGGACTGGCCTGACCCCGCTTCAAGCTGCCCGCTCTGCCGGTCCGATGAGGAAGGAGGCGAGGATGAGTGACCAATGGGAAACATTCTGCGATGTCGGCTATTACCACATGTGGAGGCTTCGCCGCATAACCGAGCGTGGGTGGAATGACGGGTTTCACATCAACACGAGGGACGAGGCCAAAGCTCTTTGCGAGCTATTGAACAAGCTCGAACGCGAGCGTGACGAGTGGAAGGCAAAATTCATCAATCAAAACAAGGATCTCGGCTGCGAGATGATGGACCCAGCGGGAACGATCTGGGACTACGCAAGCGCAACGCAGCGGGAGAATGTCCAACTCAAACGCGAGGTGGAACGCGAGCGCGCACTTGCAAACGAAGCTATTGCCACTTGGAAAAAGACAAGAGAAGAGCGTGATGCCGCCCTCATCGGATATAACGAATGCAGGGCGACTATCGAAGATGCTAGGAGAGCATTGGGCGCGACTGCACATGAAGGACCGCTTTTGGCGGCAATGCGGATCACAGAGCAACGCGACAGGCTGGCGGAGGCTTTGCGGGAGCTGTGTGAAACATTGCTGAATGCCAAGCCACGCGACATCACCGAATCGCTGTACAAGGCTGGGGATGCGCTTGCTGCATGGAAAGGAGGGAGCGATGACAAGCAACCCACTAAAGACGAAACTGAGGATGGTTCTCCGAAAGTAGGTACCCCACCTCGCCGCCGTGAAAGGAGGGAGCAATGAGTGACATTCAAAAAACCATCCAAACCCTGCGTGATTTCAACTTATGGCGCAAGGGTGACGACGCAATGGAACAACCCGATCCGTGGGGAATAGGAGAAGCCATCGACGAAGCGATTGAGGCCATGGAAAAGCTGGGGAGACTAACAGACGCTGCGCTTGCCGTGGTCGATCGCTGGGAAACGCCATTCTGGAAACAGGTGGAACACACCGGAGTTTACATCGCCGCGCTACGCAAAGCGGTCGAGGAAGTGGAAGGAGGTCAGCCGTGAGCGCAGGTAAAGGCGACTCCCCGAGGCCGATCAATGGCGAGAAGTTCCGCGACAATTACGAAGCCGCGTTTCGCAAAAAGGAAACCACCGAGCCGGAAGAATGGCACCCGAAGGGCATTGAGTGGAAGCCTGAGTATGGCCGCATGCTGCGTAGCGGCGAGCGCCTGCAAGACGGTGACGAGGTTTATGTGGGAAACGACAAGTGGGAGACGATCTACCTCGCCAACTTTCAAGAGCAGTATGTGCGAAACGGACTGTACCGCCGGAAGTCGAAGTGGCCGCACGACGACAATCCATTCATGTCGCCGGACCACGACAATGACTCATCGGTCTATGACGAGGCGGTCGCATCGGTCCATGAGGAGCGCAACCACATCACCTACGCCTGCCGGGTGTCGAGCGTGTGCCGGGAACTAAAAGCCAAGTTGGAAGCATACCGGCGACACACTGACACCATCATTACCCTGCTGGAGATCGTCGAGGAGACCGACGAAGGGCGGCAATTCTCGCCGAACTACATCCGATCCTGCCGGTCATTCGACCTGCAAAAAATCGGCGAAGCAATCACCCACCTAAAGATGCTGAACGATGAAACCTAAGCGCACACCCAAGAGTATCACCCTCGGCCTCATCATCGCCTACTACTCAGCCGTGTTTTGGATCAGAAAGAAACTCAACAAATGATCGAATTTTTCCTCCCAATGATCCCGCCGACAGCGACCAGCCAGACCAAGCGATTGGTCATGGTCGGAGGTAAGCCGAGGTTTTTCCCGAAGAAGGAACACGCCAAGGCCGAGGCCGATCTCATGACACTCATCAAACCGAACGCACCAACCGAGCCTCTCGACGGCCCGATCCTGCTGCAAGTCGATTTTACATTCCCCTGGCGCAAGACCGAAGGAAAACGCCGGAAGGAATGGGGCAAGATCCCGAACGACAAGCGCCCCGATGCCGACAACCTCGTCAAGCTCGTCGGCGATGTTCTTACAAAAGCGAACTTCTACGCCGATGACGGACAGGTCGCCGACCTCCGTGTCACGAAGTACTGGGGCAATGAACCCGGCATCAAGATTCTCATCTCATCCATACCAACCCCATGATTCAACTTTTGGAGTCACCAACAGAAAAGCAAAGCGTGATTCGATCAGTCTATGAATCACAAGATGATATTTTGCGTGGAATTATCAAGCTCCATTGCCCAGATGGTTTTGAATGTGATATGACTTATGGGAACGGTGCATTCTGGAAGAATCTACCACGACCGAAACATTGCTTTGATGTCTCACCACAAAAACCCGAAGCGGTCCAGGCATGCTCAATGATGCTTCCACTTGAAGCTGAAAGCCTAAAAAACTGCGTTTTTGATCCTCCTTTTTTGACCTATGTGAAAAACGGAAGAGACCACAAGGACGGGAAGGTGGCGATGACCTCAAGATTTGGAGGGTACTACGCCTACGAAGAACTTGAGGATCATTACAGGCATACAATATCCGAGGCGTGGAGAGTACTAAAGCCGGGAGGCGTGATGGTTTTTAAGTGCCAAGACATCATCCACAACCATCGAATGCACTGTACCCATTACAGGACTATCATGATGGCGGAAATTGAAGGCTTCAGATTATTAGACCTTTTCATTTTACCAGCAAAACATCGCATGCCGGGGCCGCAAAAAGGCACTCAGAGGCACGCTAGAGTTTGGCACTGCTATTTTTTGGTTTTTCAGAAACCCACGAACGGGCGGCGTGCTAAATCGCTCACCAACAACATCCCAACCCCATAACACATGAAACCGAAAACATACAGAGTACTATCAGAAGCCGTCGAGAACGGCATCAAATACGGATGGCACCGAGCCCACAAGCACGACGAAGATCCAGATCAAATCCAGATCCAAGGCGCTGTTCACAATGCGATCATGCAGGAAATCAGCGAGTACTTCGACTTCGAGGACGACATCCCGACGCTGCACTGAAAACCTTTGGTGAATGGCGGCGGCATCGCGACACGGATGACTGGTTTGGGCAGGATTTTCCAGCCGCCAGCACATCGAGGTCGGGAGGGGATGGTGGAGAAGCACGAAGTCACCCCGCAACCTTGGAAACCCGGACGCCGAAAAGATGTGGCCACATCGTCCCGCCATTCACCATTCAACATTCACCCCTAGAAACAACAATATGACAAAACGATACGACGCAGTCGCCACAATCGGCGAGTACACCAACAAGCAAGGCGAGAAGAAAAAGCGATACCTCACCGTCGGCGCGGTGATGGAAGGCAACGACGGGCGCATGGCGCTAAAGCTCGATGCTCTACCGACCAATCCTGATTGGAGCGGCTGGATCGCTTTCTACGAACCCAAGCAGCAGGATGGTGCATACCAGCAACGCCCAGCACCACAGCAAAGCGGCCCGAGCCGTCAAGCGATGGCACCGGTGATCAGCGACGAAGACGACGACATCCCATTCTGATCCCAATGAACTGGCTGAACCTAAGCATTCAAACGCTGGACTCGGAGAACTTCCTCGGAAGCGATCCGACCCAGCGGGCCACATGGCTCTGCCTGCTGCGCTACTGCATCGGGCAAGAGAATGGTGGCACAATCACCGCCTGCGCTGGCTGGGCCGACCGCAAGTGGCAACAGCTCGTCCGGGTCACAAGAGACGAAGTACAAAGTGCCTGCGACCTCTGGCAATGGGATGGTGAGACGCTGGTCGTCTGGGGTTATCCGATCGAGAAAGAGGGAGAGGTGCAACAGCTCAGGGAGCTTGGAAAACTACGCACCCCTGCAAAGCAAGCAGCAGCACAAAACAATGGGAAGCTCGGTGGTCGCCCACCCAAAACCCAACGAGAAACCCAACAGGAAACCCAACAGGAAACCCAACGAGAAACCCAACATAAACCCAACGAAAAACCCATAGAAAGGAAGGAGAAGGAGAATAGAAAGGAAATAGAATCTCTCCCCCCTACCCCCCACGGGGAGGAGAGCGAGAGCTCGGATGATTTTTATACCGAGAACATGCCCTCCGCAAACGCTCAATCGATGCTCGATCTCGAAAAGCGCGTACAATCGCTCAAGAGCGGCTGGGGGCTTCCTCTGGGATACACGGAGCAAAAACTCCTCGCAGCGTCGTCACGCACCCTCTCCGCGCTCAATTCGGCTCAATGGCAAACCTTGAAGGATTACATGCACGCCAAGATCCCCGAAGGCCGCCCAGCATGGCAGCCACGCACCCGGACAAAGTTCCTCGAAACCGTCGGCGATGTTTGGAACTACGCATCGGAATGGCGGAAGAAACAAGAGGCATCGCGCCCACCACCGAACACGATCCCGATGCCGGTGTCATCGAGGCCAACCATCAGCCGCGAGGAACTCGCCGAGTTCTTCGATCCTATCAAAAAGAAGAAAATGTAAAAATAGGATGAAACCTTTTGCCGATTTCAAACAAACCCCACAAATGGGATCTGAATGCTGCACGAGAATCAAGCGAGCTACACGCCCGACTTCGCTGCTGAGATCGATACCGAAGAGGAGATCATTGCAGATGACTTCGGTGTCTCGATCTATCAGGCGCGCAAGATCATCCGCATGCGGGAGGATGCGGTCATCAGGAACCAGTCGCTCATCCTCGCTCGAGTCATCGGCCTGTTGCTTCAGTCCAACAACCTCCCAGCCACCATTCACGCCCTCGCCCTGGCATCCGGCCTTGATCAGCTCAACGGCAAGAAATCCCAGGCAGAGATCGCCCGAGAGCTTGGCGTCACCCGCGCGCTTATCTCCCACTATGTCGTGGGCATCCGCGACATCCTGAGCGGAAACGATTCCAACTTCGACTGCACGAAGTACCGCAAAGCGAACTCAACCCGCGAGACCTACAAAGCGAAAGCAACCGACCCGTTCACCAAAGCCAAGGCCGCAGCCCGCGCCCGGCTCACATCCACAAAGTAGAAACCACACATGAACATCATCGACACCAACATGCTCGGCTTGAAGGAGCTGAGCATCCCAACCGACACCACCCAGTCACAATGGGAGGAGATCCACCGCAGCCTGCTGGTCTGCAAGAAGTCCGCAGCCAAGTGGCTCAGCCAGTCCCGCTCTTTCGCCTCCGATCGCTGGGGCGTCGACTATGTGGCAGAGACCGAGGTGCAGCTCGAGCTTGGCCTCGGCCTACCCGAACCGGTGAAGCCCGAGCCGCTCAACCCATCCGACAAGTCGAAGGCGATCGTCACCATCGAAGGCGTCCACCAGTCCTTTGTGCTTTGGCAACGGAAGATGAGCGGCGAGGTCGAGACATGGGATGACGACCGACTCAAACGAGCGTTGGATCTTCTCGAGCCGATGGAGCAGCAGGCGAAACGCATCCGCGAACTTCTCGGGAAATGAAAACGATCGACCGAAAAAATTTAGGGAGTCTCCTACGCGCGAGCGCTCATTTGGTGTTGGGCCACTCTCGTCAGTTGTCTGAGTGTTGACTTTTGAGCCTTTGTTGACTTCGCCATGGGGATCACGGAACTAAGCAAAGCCCTCGAGATCGATAAAGGTCTCGTTTCGCGGCTCGTGAAGAAGGGGATGCCGACCACTTCGGTGGATGCGGCGCAGGCGTGGCGTGAGGTGAACGCGAAGCCAAAGCCCCGGAAGAACAAAAAGCTGATGGACGCCCCGCCGCCGGTCGCCAAGCCCCAGCCGGTCACAGCCCCAGCGCATGACGCGCCTGAGCCGGACGACGATGACAACACCCCGCGCCAGTCGCTTCGCCGGGCGAGGTTGGCGGAAAAGGTGGGATACAACGAGCTTGTGCTCTGCAAACGGAATGGCGGATCGATCGAGGACATCCGCAAGGCCAACTCGATTTACATCGCGGCCCGAAACAACCGCCACAAAGCCGAGCGCGACTTCAAGGAATGGCAACGCGCGGAGGGGATCTTGCTCTACTTCGACGAGGCCAAGGAGATCGCCGGTCGACCGCATGTGGCTGCCAAGCAGATGCTCGAAGTGATGCCAAAGAGCCTCGCACCTCGCTTGTTCGGTCAACCGCAAAAGGCCATCGAGGCCGCGCTTTCCGAGTGGTGTGATTCTCTGACTGAAGTCATTCGCAAAGCCCTATGACCCCCGCCGCCGAAGCCCTGCGCGAGCACATCCGCTCGATCTACGCGCCGATCGATCGCCGGTCGGTGGTGGATTGGTGCAGTGATGAGGTGATACTCTCTGAGCGTCAGACCCAAATGCCTGGCGCTTTTTCCGTCTCGATGACGCCTTACCTGCGCGAGCCGCTCGAGTGCTTCGGCGACATCGATGTCACGGATGTCGTGCTGGTCTTTGGAACCCAGACCGGCAAGACGACCATGATCCAAGCCGGGACCGCATGGCGGATCTGCAACAAGCCGCAGCCGATGGTGTGGGTCATGCCGACTGAAGGCCTCGCCCGATCATTTTCCGAAACGCGATGGATGCCGCTCTTCGATGACAGCGCCACGCTTGCCGCTCAGAAGCCAGCCGATCGCCACAAGTTCAAAACCCTCGAGCAACACTTCAGCCGATCCTCGCTTGTCTTTGTCGGGTCCAACTCACCAGCCAACCTTGCCAGCCGCCCCGCCGGTCTGCTCTTGCTCGATGAGGTCGACAAGTTCGCGACCGAGACCGACAAGGAAACCAGCGCCCTGCACCTTGCCGAAAACCGCACGAAGAGTTTCGTCGGCGCGCTGCGCGTCAAGACATCGACACCGACCACGCCCGAGGGACCGATCTGGAAAGAGTACCTCAAAGGCACGCAGGAAAAATTCATGCTGCCATGCCCGCATTGCGCGGAACGCATCGAGCTTTTGTGGGAGCAAGTGAAATGGGACCGTGAGGCCAAGGCCGACGGCAAGTGGAACATGGCGCAGGTCGAAGAGTCCGCGCGCTACGAATGCCAACACTGCAAAGGCTCGATCAATGACGGGCAAAAGATGGAAATGCTCCAACAGGGGAAATGGCAATGCACCAATGAGTCCGCGCAGAAAGGCTTCCGCTCATTCCACCTCAATTCACTTTACGCCCCATGGCGGTCCTGCACCTTCGGCGCGCTGGCGGTGAAGTTCCTGCGCGACTCGGAAACCCTCAACGGCCTGCAAGATTTCACCAACTCAACCATGGCCCTGCCGTGGGAGCAGGTCGAGACCAGCATCGGCGATGCCAAGATCCTCGGCCTTTCCGGCAGCTACGAAGTCGGCACCTGCCCGATCGACGAGCCCGCGCATGTCGTCACCTGCGCCGATGTCGGCCAGGAGAAACAGCACTGGGTCACCACCGCCTTCGCCGCCGATGGTTCAAGCTATGTCTTGGACTACGGCACCACGCTTTCAGTCGAGGATCTTCTCCGCGATCCGCCACTGCGGTCCTATGCTACACCGAGCGGCGGTATCGTGAAACCTGAGTGCGGTTTGATCGACTCCGGCTTCGCGACCTTCCGAGTCTATGCGACATGCCAAGAGTCCGGCGGATTCTTCCACCCTGCAAAGGGCGCGAATGTCACCTTCGGCACGCGGATCAGCCGCACCACGATCGACAACTTCCCCGGCGTCGTGCTCTACACCTATGTCGACCACGCGATCAAGACCGAGCTTTTCATCGATCGGATCAAGGACCAAAAGCCCGAGCTCAAGATCCCGAAGAAAGTCACCACCGAGTTCATCGCAGGACTGAGCGGGCAAAAGCTCGTCCCGCGCAAGACGCCATCCGGCCAGGTCTATGTCTGGAAGGATGTCCGCGACGATCACTTCATGGACGCCCTCAAGCTGTGCCACATTGCATGGCACATTTTGAAAAACGCTTGATCGGACTGCATAGCATTTCGGAAACCCACCACCCACCACGCGGAAACGCCGGTGGGTTTTTTTACGCCATTTTGACACCCGCCCGACGGCGTGAGCGAATCCATGAAAATCAGCGGCGTGAAGTCCTACCTCCGCCGGACCAAGACCAACGAAGAGCTCGAGGCCTTGGCCGATACCGTCTTTTCAAGCGCCACCGAGGAAGTCGTCATCACCAGCATCGGCACCGAGGGATCAAGCTCGTCGGGGCAGGTGAGTTTCCCGAAGTGGCTGCTACTCCAAGCGATCGAAGAACTGCTCACCGACGGAGGTCGTGAGCGTCAGCTTGCCGCGATCGTCGACCGCTCGCGCTACTCATCGCCGCTTTGATTTTGACACCCAGAAATCAACTGTGAGCGAAATCAAAAAATCAAATCGCGGTGGCAAGCGCCCCGGAGCCGGTCGACCACGGAAGAGCGCACCGAAAGCCGCCGCCTTTGAAGCTGCCGAGCATTCCATCAATCGAGGCCTCGTCATTCTCAACACCGTCGAACCCCGCCGCGAACTTCCCGCGCAGACTCGCCTCGAGCTACTGAAAAAAGCCCGCTGGCTTTACAACAATGTCGGCGTCGCAGCCTACCTCATCGAGCACCTTGCCCAGCGTGCCGTCGGCACCGGCATCGTCCCGAAGGCCCGCACCGCGAATGCCGAATGGAACCGCTTGGCCGAGCGCGCTTTCGAGGATCGCGCCTGCGCCGAGGCGTGGGCATTCGACGCATCGTCACAGGTCAACTTCTACGGCGCCCAATCTCTCATCCTTCGGCAAGTCGCCTGCGATGGTGACTTCTTCGCGCAGTTCCTCACCACCCAGACCGGCGGCGCACGCGTCCGCTTCATTGGTGGCGAGGCAGTCGGTTCAACCGCCGATTCATCCGACCGCTCGTTCGATGGCGTGCTACTCGACCAGTTCGGCGCGCCCATATCATACCGCGTCATCACCGACCGCGCGAATGGCAAGTACACCGATGTCCCAGCGCAGGACATGCTCCACTTCCGGCACATCCGCCGGGCAGGCTACCCACGCGGCGCATCATGGCTGCACAACGCCGCGATCAACCTGCAAGACCTTTCGGAAATTCTCTCCTACACCAAAGGCGCATTCAAAGCAGGCGCGCAAATCGGCTTTTCGATCACCAGTAACGAAGCGGCCAAGATCGGCCTCGGAGCAAAGATCACCACCAGCGAAGGCGAAGACCTCAGCACCGAGCGCCTCTACAACGGCACGCTGATCCCCAAGCTCAAGCCCGGCGAGTCGATCCAGAGTTTCAAAAACGAACATCCAGGGCAATCGTTCGAGCCATTCGTGCGCTATGTGATTTCCGAAGTCGCGCGCGGCATCGGCCTGCCACCCGAGGCACTGATGATCTTCGTCGGCGCGAGCGGCACCGAGTTCCGTGGATTGCTCGAAGTCGCGCAGAATTTCCTCGAGCGCCTGCAACAAATGCTGGTCGACCAATTCTGCCGACCATTCTGGAAGTTCTGGATCTATCAAGAGATCCAAGCCGGTCGCCTACCATACCCCGGCGACGATTGGTGGAGGTGTGAGTTCATCCCGCCGAAGAAGATCACGGTCGACAACGGACGCGATGGCCGCCTGTACAGCGACTTGATGGATAAGGGCTACATGTCGTGGGAGCGCTACTGCAACCTCCACGGCCTCGATGCCGAAGCCGAGGAGGACGACATCCTGCAAACCTACCTTCGCCGAAAAGCGAAGTGCGATCAACTCGGCCTCGAGGTTGGCGAGGTTTTCCCAAGCCAAGGCACCGTCTGAAATT